AAGTTAATCATTTTGCTTGCTGGTGATGCCATATTCCTATCTTGTTCTGGCAAATCAATCTGTACCTTGGCGGCTCTTGGGTCATGGAATACTAATCGGGAACAATCTTCTGGAGTTTCCAAAAAGTAAAAACCAACAATTTGTGAGCCAAACCCATGAACATGAGCACCCATTGCAGAGTGTTTGTGGTGTTCTTGTGTCCACATTTCTGTATATGACACAGCCTTATCTTGCATGGCATAGCCTTGTTCATTAAGAATATTCCAAGCAGTTGCACCAACAAACTGTGTAAACTTTTCCATGCGATAGTCAGCATAAAAATTGCCCGTCATATAGACAGGATAGATTTCATTGAGAGATTGCGTTTTGCGTGATTCTGCTAATGCTTCTTCAGAAACAGTTTTAACCGTTTCCAAAAAGTCAGGGCGTTCAATAATATAAATTGGGCATGGAAAATGATAAGCAACTTGAAGTTGCGTTTGCAGTACGATTTCGGCTACAGACTCTGCCGCCTTACAAACTTTTTGTTTTGATTTTTTAGTTGTTGTTTTCATACTGTATTTATGCGGCAGGAGACAACCAAGTTTTTCCAGTTTTTTGCGTAATAGTTCTAGGAATTATTCCCTTAAAGTCACCATCTAATTGCTCAACAAGAAAATCAGGGTCTAACAATTCTTCATCGTTTGTACGCAACGCATGGATACAAGCGCAAACAGTGTTGTCAACCAGTGCGGTAAGGCGATGACACTTATCTTTTTCAATAAAGATAAAGTTTGGTGCTTTAATTGTTTTTTGAGATATAACTTCTTTTGTTGCATCATCAAGTATTTCCACAAGCACTGAGCCGCTACTTACAAGCGTTCCGTGGTCAAAATAATGCGAGTGACCAATCTCAATGTCACCTTTATTTTGAAAGTGCATTAGCCGTGTGTACACATTACTAATGCACATAATTTTTATGTTTGGTGACATATTATTCCTAAACTATAAGTATCCATTGCCAAGCAAAGAAATCAAACTTGTAATTTCCTTCTGGTAATGTTGGAGTTTCTTTCCAGTTTGCATCTGCACCGCACCAAAAAACAATTTTTCCTTCTATAAAGTCAGGTCTTGGAATAGGCGGTTGCATTGTGCAAGTGGCTTCGTCTAAAGTCCAAGCAGACCAGTTTGATGATTGTTCTCGGTCGTTGAATCTAGTAATAACTGCTTGTTGTTTTGCGGTTTTTTCTTGTGCAGTCATTTCACGCACAGACCAGACATCAGTCCATACGCCTTCAACTTTTTCGTATGATGGTTGTTCAGATTCTAAAATTTGATATACGCCAAGCGTAGGGCGTTCAATACGAATAAATGTTTCCCAATTTGCAGGTACTGCACCAAACGCTTGAATAAGATTATTTTCAAAAGCAGGGTGGTTTTTGGTAAAACCGTTTTCTGTTTCAATGTAAAGGTTGATTACAAATTACCTGTACAAGTTGATGGAAATGAACGTGTTGAGCCAGGCCAGATGATACGGACTGCACCTGCTTTGCCAGGCCCACCTTTAGCATCAGGGCCTGTGTTAGTACCAGTTCCTCCACCACCACCGTATGCGCCACCAATACCACCAACTGTGCAACCACTGCCTGATGGGGCAGACCCTGTTGCACCACCAGAACCACCACCACCGCCAACACTACGTGCGCCACCTGCCCCGCTACAGCCTTGCCCTAACAAACCAACGCCACCGCCACCAGCACCGCCCTGTGGCCCACCTAAACCAGAACCACCGCCACCGCCACCACCGCCAGATGGGGCGCAACAACCCGCACTTGTGCCGCCACCGCCAGCACCGCCAACACCTGCATAGCCGCCAGCACCGCCACCACCGTTACCATTACTTGAGCCACCCGCCGCAGTTCCAGCACCGCCTAAATAACTAGCAGTTCCATAATTACAGCCTCCTTGTCCACCGCCTTTTGCTTTGACAGTTGTACAGTTGACAAAATAACTGCTCGCACCTGGGTTAGAACCTCTGTAACATGAACCAAGCCCTGCCGCTCCAACTACAACAGTGTAAGAACAACCAGGATTTACAGAATGAGCGTTTTTATATGCCAAACTTCCACCAGACCCGCTAGTGGGTTTTATAAAACAACCCCGACCTCCACCGCCACCTCCACCGCCACCTACTACTACTACAGAAACTGAAGTTACCCCAGAAGGAGCAACCCAAGAAAATGAACCCGCAGTTATGTAGGCACACTGTCCAGGCGGTGCGCCAAAAGACCTTTGGTTTTGAAATACTGCTTGTAATGCACCACTCATGTCAAACCACTCCCTGAAATTAACCAAGTTGTTGAAGTCATTTTGATTGCCGTTGCCGAGCCATATTGAGCCAAACTGCGTGAGCCAGTTGTTCCTGCTGAACTTAGATACATCGTATCTGTCGTAATAGCAATCGTCACAACTTGAGAAGTCATGTTTATAAATGTTATTGCAGTGCCGATAGGATATGCAACCGAACTGTTAGCAGGAATTGTGAAAGTTCGTGCGTTTGCATCCGTTGATGGGTGAAATATGTGTTTGCCAGCATCTGCTAAAACAAGCGTATATGCGGCAGATTGGCTGTTTTGCGGGATATTTAAAAATCCAACAGTATTAGTGCCATCCACAGTTAATGTGTTAGACGCACCGCTAATTGTTTTGTTTGTCAACGTGTCTGTGGTAGCTTTTCCAACCAGAGTATCGTTAGCAAGTGGAACATTTAGGTCGTAGGTGGAAGCTGAATTGCCACCAACTAAATTGGTCTGCCCGCCTAAAGCTGCTTGAAAAACTAATTGACCCATGATATTCCTTTAAGGTGCAATGATTAGCTGAGAAGCGGTCAACGCCCCCGTGCTTGGATTGTATTTAAGTTTTGTAGAACTTACATACTCGGTTGTGAGGTTGCCAGTCGTTTGATTTGCAAACAATGGATAACGTGTAGCGTTTGTTGTGGTGTCATCTGTCACCGTAGCGTTAGCGGTTGCTACTTCCCAAGTTGGCGCACTTGCACCGTTTGAGGTCAGAACATATCCGCTAGTACCTGCGGCAGTAAATGCGTAAGCAGTACCAGTACCATAGGGGACAGCACCAGCAGTAGGAGTAGCCGTTCCATTTGTACCGCCTCCATTAATGCCAACTGTTCCCCATGTCGCAGCGGAAGCAGAACCAGCCGTTACTAATGCTTGACCAGATGTGCCATAGCCCGTTGTGCCTGATAACGCAGGCGTTGTGCCTAAGTTAGTCGATAAGCCAATAGCGCCAACAGCATTGATTACGTGGGCTGATTGACCCGTAGTTCCCCAAGCAAAGTAGCTCTTGAAACCGTTACCAGAACCTACTGTTACATCGCCATCATGTCCAGAAAGATAAATGCCGTTGTTAATCGAGAAAAAATCTGCTGGTGTAGAGGCGCTGAATACTGTGGAATTCATGCCAAACTCACCATAATAGGTAGAGTCTGTTCCAGAATCGTTACTCAATACATAGTTTGTAGACGCGCCAGCAGTTGCCGATTTGTTTTGCAACAGATGCTGTAAGTAACTACCAGAAATAGTAGCGCCAGCAGCATAAGGAGAATTAGACGCATTGAAACTTAGCGTTGGCGTTGTGCTTGTAGAACTGCTTGTGCTAATAAATGTAAATGCGCCAGTTGATGCTGTCGTAGCACCAATGGTTGCACCGTTTATCGTACCCCCCGTAATTGCCACAGCATTGGCATTTTGGGTAGCCATTGTTCCCAAGCCACTAATGTCACCAGAAGGAATGGTGCTAGAAGCCGTTAAAGCGGCTGTTCCTGTGCCTTTTACATAGCCCGTAAGGGTAGATGCACCCGTACCGCCAGAGCCTACTGCAATCGGGCTAGTCAGCGTTGCAATCGTGCCACCAGTAATAGCCACGTTGTTTGCGTTCTGGGTTGCCATTGTGCCAAGACCAGAAATGTCTGAACTAGGGATAGTAGAAGAAGCTGTTAAAGCTGCTGTACCACTACCCTTGACATATCCTGTCAGCGTAGCAGCGCCAGTTCCACCATAAACAACGCCAATAACGCTTGCGTTCCAAGTTCCTGCGGTCAGCGTACCAACCCCAGTAATGCCTGTATATGAACCAGAAAGTCGTGCAGTATCTATCGTGCCAGAAGTAATCTGATTACCCGCGATGGCAATACTTGTGTTAGTTACCGATGTAACTTGACCACTAGCATTAGTGATAAAGACTGGTACTTGTGAGGCAGAACCATAAGTTCCAGCAGTTCCCACAGGCGTAATGCTGAACTGATAACTAGCAAGGGTTAACCCTGTTCCTGCTGTATAGACAGAAGCAACAGAGAAGTTAGACCAAACGACAGCAGTTGTGCCGATAGTGCCACCAGGCTGTGCTGTGCAGTACCAAGCCGAGCCCGCTAAAGTTGTTCCAGACTCCACAAACACAATGGCTGACAGCAGTTCAGTCCAATCATTTGCGTCCGTAGACCGCGCCCAAGCACTAGCAGCAGAGATATAAATGCCGTTTTCAGCAGCCGCAGTCTGGTTCTTTACCAATACACGCGAGCCAGCAACAGCAGATATGCCATCAAGCGTCTGAACGCCCGTTAGACTGATATTCGCAGTAGTAGCGCATAAAACAGGCTGTTTCCACGACAAACCAGTCGCAAAGTAGTCGAGATATGTCTTGTTGACCACATCATTACCACTAACAGGCGCTACTGATACCGTTGCACTTGTAAACGCAGCCGTAGAAGGCGTTGTAGCTCCTATTGTGGTGCTGTTTATTGTGCTGTTTGTAATGTCTAAGCCAGACTGACTAGGGTTTACGCTTGCATAAAACGGCTGACCCTGACCAATAAAAGTCTGAAAAGTCCCGTCTACCGTGAAATACGCTTGAACGGGAAGTAAATTCTGTATGACTGAATTGGCAGGGTTAGCCATAACGCCCCTTTAAGATTGGTCAGCGGCAGGAGTTACATACAAAATTCCAGCAGTTCCAGAATTGGATTTAGCTGTTAAATAGTATGGTGCTGTTGGGGTTGCGATGATTACTGGCAAATTCATGGCAGCAGGCAACACAAAGTCACCATTAGTGCCATCCGTAGGGAATACGGGTGCGCCAGGGTCTGTTAACCCCCATTTTACAGCAATAGGGCTTGCACCCGTGTTGATGAAAGATGTGTAGTTAATCTGGTCATTGGTGTTGCTATTTATCAAAACTGCCGCGTGAGCAGTAGAAGTGACAGATAGCGCTACTGTCTGACCAGCATTTCTTTGGACAGATGATGCAGCCATGATTAGACTACGTTAGCAGGAAACGGAGAATCTTCGCAAGATTTAACGCTTACCAACATAACTGCTGCCGCTTGGGTAACAGAAGCGCCCGTAAGGTTTAGCAAACGAACAATGATTGCGTTATCTGCCGATGTGTATGCGTTACAGATGCCAACGCCAACAGTCATAGCAGCATCGACTTGAACTTGGATTTTGTCCGTAGACTTAACGCCTTGGCAAGCAATGGTGACTTCAGTGGTGGTTGTAGAGAACGTGGTTGCGGGTAGCGTTAGTTGGCAAATAGTATGCGCTATAACATTTCCACGGGAAATAGTGGTTTTTGACATGATATTCCTTTGCAGAATGATTGAATTGTATCTTAAAAGCAGAAAAAGCCACCCCTTGTGAGAGTGGCTTTCCCTTACTTCATACAGTTTTTAACTGTAAACACCAAAGTCAAAGCCGTAGACATAAATGTCCACAGTACCACCAGAAACGGCAGTACCAACTTTAACGTACAGAGTTTGTGCTGTTAGTGCAGTAGCTTTTGTGCCTGCAACCACAGTCGAGTTAGTCACATAAGTTGAACTCGTGTTGCTAGTCAAAGAAGCGTTAGTAACGACTTCAGTACCTGTGCCTGCGGGTGCAGTCCAGATAGCCAAAGCGCCACCAGAAACATCTTTGTTAGCGTTTGTGATTACCACATTCTGAATGTTGTAAGTGCCAAGGTTTTGTGCAGGCAAAGTAACGCTTGAATCGCCAGTAGCGGAGATTGGTACGCCATTTGCCACAAACAACAAGCGCAATGCTTGGTTAGCTGCCAAATTACTTGGGTGAATTGTTGTTACGCTATTAGGTGCGGCCATGATATATATTTCCTTTAAAAAAGTTAATTAAGCTGCAACGCGGCAAGCGAGTTCTGGGTACAGAGGCGCCCAACCGTACAACACATCCAAACGAGTAGGAATACTATCGTTGTTGATTGTGTATTGGCGGACAACACGCATGGACAGACCGATTTCCTTATCGCTTGCACGACCAGCAAAATGGACACCTTCTGGCAACTCAAGGTCAGCCACGGCTACCGTGAACGCATTGCGGTGCATGATGATGTTCTGTGGTGAAACAGTACCTGTGCTGTTGAACTGAGCGATAGCGGCAGTTGCAGAAGTAGTCGGGATAGACACGTTCTGGAATTGACCCGCAGTAATCACAGCAGGAGACACAACCACAGAGCCAGAAGCACCAGAAGCGATAGCAACAGTTGATTTAACAACGAAGTTACGCAACTTGTTAGAGCCGTAGGCTTGGCGGTTTTGTGGGTTGACAGCAAACACACCAGCGATAGTGAACGTGTCACCAGCGTTGAGGTTCAAAGTACCTGTGTTAGCAGCAGTCACAGTAATAGTGCTTGTAGATGCCCAACCAGAGGTCAAGAATCCAGTAGCAGTAGTAGTAGCGACAGAGCCAGTCACAGTAGTTGTGCTGTTGTTACCAAA